CTTGACGCGGGCGACGATCCGGTGCAGGTATCGTGGCGATTCGCGATCGAAGAGGATCGCGCCCTCGGAATTCAACAAGGAACGACGAAATGACCCGCCTTCTCTGCATCGACCCCGGAAAGAGGGCGATCGGTTTCGCCTACTCCGACGCGGATCGCCTCATCGCGTGCGGCTGCATCCGGTCGAAGTCGACCGATCCTGCGATCGTCGCCGCCGCTTTCTACGATGCGCTCGTGACGTCGATCCCGAGCTTCCGCCCTGATATCCTCGTCGCTGAGGCGATGGTGTGGCGGCCGAACGATCGCAAGAGCCAACCGAACGATCTCCTCGACGTTACGCGCACAACGACGCACGTCGCTGTGGCGCTTCGCGTCGGGGCCGTGCGCGACGTCGAGGCGCTCGAGTGGAAAGGAAACCTCCCGAAGTTGATCCACCACGCGCGCCTCGATCTCGCACTGACCGAAGAAGAGCGCGAGATCGTGCGCCTCGGCCTCGCCTCGACGATCGAGACGCACGCGAAGGAAGTTCTTGACGCCGTCGGGATCTGGGCCTACTACACGAAGCGAACGGACCGCGCCGGGCGGTCTCTGCGAACCTGAACCAACACGAAGAAAGAACGAGAACATGAGCGACACGGACGATTTCAAGGCGGGGGATGAGGTCATCGATCACGAAGGAGATCGCGGGGTTGTGGAGAGTGGGCAGGATGAATGGGGGGATATCAAAATCCTATATCGCACAGTAGACGGAGCCCCCTGCGAGCCTTTTACGGGGTACGCAAAACCCGAACAACTCACGAAAGCTCCAGCCACGACCCCGCACACCGACCAGAAACCGCGCGGCGAGAAGGCCCCGCTTGCGCTTCTCCCCTGGGACGTCCTCGCCGCGTGTCGACTCGCGCCGCCCTTCTTGCAGAACCTGCACGACGCGATCGGCCTTCTCCCGATCGACCGGCCGCAACTCCCCGCCGTGCCGAAAGAGCGCACGACGGACTACCTCTCCGAGCTTCTCGAACCCGAAGCACCCGGGCTCGGCGTCGACCTGGGCGACGTCGCGCGCGTTTTCGCGTACGGATCGACGAAGTACGCGCCGGACAACTGGCGTTCGTTCACGTGGGACGAAGCGAGCGAACTCGAGTACTGGAGTGCGTTTTTGCGTCACCTCCTCGCGCACTCGCGCGGCGAGATCGCCGATCCGGAATCGGGATTGCCGCACCTCGCGCACGCGGTGTGTTGCCTTCTCATCGTCGCTTACCACGAGGCGAAGGCGTGACCGCCCTCACCCTCCCCCGCGCGCAGCGCCTCGCCTCGATTCGCCCCGTGACCGAGGCGATCGGCGCGATCCTCGACGTCGACATCGACTCTACCGAAACGGAGACGATGGCGCGCGAGATCCTCGCGACCGCGAACGCCGTGTTGAAAGCCGTCGAGGATCAGCGCGTCGAAGAAAAGGCGCCGCTTCTCGTCGCGACGAAGGAACTCGACGCCGAATACAAGGCGGCCGTCGAGCCCCTCAAGCGCGTAGAAGGCACGCTACGGGCTCGCCTTGAAGGCTGGCTTCTTCTCCTCGAGGAACGCCGCAAGGCGGCCCTGAGAGAGGCGCAAGCGGCATCGCTCGCCCTCGCGCACGTCGAGGCGAACGCCGCGATCGTGAAGGTCGCCGAAGCCGCGCCCGCGATCGTCGCGAAGCAGTTCGACCGATACACCTGGGCCGTTCAGCACGTCGACGAATCGCGGATCCCCCGCGAGTACATGAGCGCCGACGCGCGAAAGATTCAGGCCGAGATCAAGCGCGCCGACGCGCACGGGATCGAGCCTGTGATCGAAGGCGTGACCTTCCGCCGAGAGATCGCAACGACGGTGCGGCGATGAGTTCTTACGACCGTAACGAACGATCGGCGATCGCGTCGGACTTCACAGCGCACGAACGCCGTGTGTTGGGCGGGACGATGAAACGACACACCGCAACGAACCCCGGAATCAACGACGGAAAACGAGAGCAGGAAGTTCTCACGCCGCCGGAAATCATCGTTCGCGTCGAGCGCGCGTTCGGCGGCCTGATCGGACTCGATCCGTGTTCGCCCTCGAAGAACGCGCCGAGCTTTCACGCCCTCCGCCGCTACCACGAACACGAGAACGGGCTTGATCTGCCGTGGTTCGATCGCACGTTCTTTAACCCTCCATGGGACGTGCTTCGTCCGTGGCTGGAAAAGGCCGAAGCCGAGGCGAAGGACGGTAAGCGTATCGTCGGCCTCGTTCCGTGGCGGTCGCGTCGCTTGTGGTTTCAACGCGCGCTCGCATCGTCAACAGCCGCAACCCTCGAAGGGCCGGTGAAGTTCGTCGGGCACAAGGCTGCGATCCCGGTTGACGTGACGCTGATCGCGTGGAACTGTGTCGTGCCCGGACATGTGTTCGGGTCGTTCGTGAAAGGAGAATGATGATGGATCCAAACTACAGCATTGAAGAAGAGGCCGAATTGATGTTGGGCGAGATCGACGCGGCCGATGCGATGCGCCCTGAGACCGCAACGAAAGAGCAATCGATCGAGTTCCTCGAGACGATTGCAGCCGGGATCGAAGACCGGATCTTGAGTTTGCGATGAGCCGCATCGGAGCGAAAGCGAGCCGCGCTCGAAAGGAAGCGAAGATCCGCACCGTGTTGACGGATCCTCGCGTTCGGACAGAGATCCAGGAGTGGATCGCCCCCCCACCGGCGCCGCTTCCTCGCCGTTACGCGGAGCCCACGATCCTCGAAGCCGTGACGATTTCAGGCGATACGCTGGAGGCTCGCGTGTTTCTTTACGTACTCACGGCCGCGATCGCGCTCGGCGTCGTCTACGCGTTTCACTACTCGTTCTTGAACCCTTGAGCGACGCTCGCGAGCGTCGCGCCCTCGCGATCGGAAGTCGTCGCGAGGGCCCAGATCCCGAGGGCGAAGGGGTGATGCTTCGCGGCGTTCTTCGCGTCGGATCGGATGCGGTCCGGCGCGAAGTACGTTCCGATCGCAGGCACGACCTCGCGCCCGCCGTCGGTCCATCGACCCATTGCGCGCGCGAGGCTTTGCTCGTCGCGCACTCGCTCGTAAACCTGGAGGATCATCGGCCCCTCAGGGAAGCGGATCGCGTCCCACCGACGGCGCGTGAAGACGGTCCAGCCGATTTCGAAGCCTCGAGCGTGCGCCCCGTCCGCGAGTCGATTGACGTCCGCTTGCGTCCAGTCTCCGTACGTGTCGATCTCGTGCGGCTCGACATCCCAGAGCAAGCGCATACAGTCCGACGCGACGCCGCACGCCTCGGCGTGGTCGATCGCGCTCTCGATGCGATCCCGACGAGGGAACGAGTAGAGCCACGGTTCGATCTTCTCGTCTCGAAGCGCCTTGACGCACTCCGCGACGCGCTCCGGCGACTGCGTCCGGCCGTCGACGGACTCGACGAGGACCGCGCACCACGACGCGCCGAAGCGCTTCGCCTTCTTCGCGCTCTTCGCCGCGTCGCCCTTGTCGTTCTGATCGGGCGAGGCGTAGAAGAACCCGAGCCCGGAGAAAAGCGGAGCGGCGACCATCAGAGACCTCGCATTGACTGAGTGAGGAACGCCGTGCTAGCGCCCGAATCGCCGCCGACGAAGACGCAGGAGAGGACGTCCGACGCGCACACAACCTCGCCGAGCGCCGCCGTCGGGCCGGTGTAGGCGTAGGAGAACGAGGCGCCCGCGTCGTCTGAAAAGCGAACGTGATTGAGCGCAACGAGAACGAGAACGCCGTTCACGCAGGCGAGATCCTCGACGGCCTCGCCGAGCGAAATCGAGGTGACGTCGTCCGGTTCCGCCGCCGGGAAAGTGTGAATCTTCGCGACGCCCGAAGCCGACGACGAGACGAAGAACCGCGCGCGCGTCGCGTCGTACGTAACGCGCGTCTCCTTCGTGCCCGCCGTCGCGGCTACGGTGTAGCGCGTCGTCCACGTCGAGCCGTCGGGGGAGGTGCGGATCGTGTCGCGGTAGACGGTGACGAAGATGCCGCCGCCGTAAGCGATATCGGTCGCCTCTTCGGGGAGCGCCGTCAAGCCCGTCCACGTCGTGCCGTCCGTAGACGTCGAGACGCGCCCGCCGATGCCGATCGCGATTGCGCGCGTGTCGGAGCACGCAACGTGCGTGAAGAAGGCGCCCGTCGGACCGTAAACCGAAGTCCACGAGGTTGCGAGATTGCCCGCGATGCGGGAGAAGATCGTTCCGTTCGCGGAACCTCCGACGGCGATCCAGCGATCGACGCCTGAAAGATACGCAAGATCGGCGACGTTCGCCGTCAAGCCCGTGCTCGATCCCGTCCACGCCGATCCGTCGCTCGACGCCTGGATCGTGTCGCCGCCGCCGGTACCTACGATCGAGAGAAAGTGATCGACGGGAAGCGTCGGAACGACACCGAGAAGCGCCGTCGCCGCCGGACGCGCCGCGATCGCCTTGATCCGAAAATTCGAGGCCGCCGTTCGCGGAGTCCACGACCCAAGGCCCGAAGCGACACGCCTTCGGCGATGGTGCTCGATCCAATCGCCGTGCACGCCCGTAATGAAATTCGCCCACTCAACGGGGAGCGTATCGGGCTCGTAACCCTCGGCGCGCCTTGAGGCGCCCGGATCGACGCGGACGGGATCGCCTTCCCAATCGTCGCCATCCATCGGATAGGTCCCGACCGTGGCGAAAAGCGGCGAGGTCGCCGGAAGAGTCATCGCGCACCGTGCGAGAGCAAAAAGAGCGCGCCGCTAAGCGTTGAGAAAAAGCCCGCAACCCACACGAAAAACCAAGGATCGACGTGACCGCCTTCGCGGTCGCCGGGCTTCGGCGTCGTTGTCAAGAGCGCATCAATCCCGCGCCCGATTGGGCTCCCCGGAATCAGCAAGCCCGCGAGCGCCGCGATCGCGAACGACTGCAACGGCGCGCGGGCCGGGTCGAAGAACTCGACGTAGACGATCACGATCGCGCAGATCGCCGCGAGAGCGACGTTGATCGAGTTACGAGGCGTCCAGTTCATTTCTCTTCGTCCTTCTTCTCGGAGTCACGACGAAGCCGCGCGGCGCCCGCGTCGATGAGGCGCACGATCGCAGGCGTGACCATCCGCACGAAAAAAGCGGAGGCGCCGATCAGGAGCGCGATTGCTGCGGCGAGGTTCGGATCCACGCCTCAAGATAGCACGCGGCTTAGGCTTCCCCCCATCGTCCGATCTGACACGCGACAGAAGCCCGTCAACACGTTTCGCTCGCCTGCGTTCGCAACGCGACCGAAGCGAAACGCGCGTTGGTGAACGACGCCCGGGGGGAGCGTAATCGTCGAGAGCGAGACGCCCGCCGCCTTCGCGCGGCGCAATCGCCGGTGTACTTCGTGTGGCGAGTTCAAGGCGGTCCCGAGCGCCCGCACCTCGATGCGCGCGGGCGAGACGTCCGAGACGCGAACCCGAGCGCCCGGGACGAGATCGAACTCCTCGAACACGCGGACGATGCGCGCGAGTTCGAACGCGCGGCCTTGACTTCGATTGACGAGAAGCGAGACCTTGATCGATCGCCGATAGACGTAATCCGACCGCTCCGCGCGCGGGTCCGCGACGACGGCGCCGAGGAAATCGAGCATCGGCCCGTAGGCGCGATCGGCGTCGAGAAGTTGTTCGTAAAGCGACACGATCACATCGTCGACGATGTCAAGGCGATCCGTGTGCGCGCCGATGAACGCGAGGAGGTTCGCGCTTTCCTTGTATTGAGAGAGGATCCGTGCGAGATTGTCGGCCCTCGAATTCGGCCACGGCGAGAGCGACCCGGGGATCCGCGCGGGCGGATCGAGTTCAAGCGGGCCGGGGAGTTCCGCCGGGAGGACGTAGGGAAGGGAGGTCACAACATCCACTCGCGACGAGCCCACTTCGCAAGCCCGGACATCTCTGCAGTCGTGAGCGCGCGATTCCACAACGCGAACGCGGCGACGCGACCGTCAAAACCGTTTGCCAGATCCTGACGGTTGCCGATCGTGATGTCGTTGGTCCCGGCCGAAAGTGAGGTTCCGGTTCCGTCTGCGATCATCGATCCTCGCGACCAGATTGAAACCGGATTGCTGGTTCCTGCGCGCGAGAACCCGTCCACACGCCACCCCTTCGTTGTGAAGGTGCCTGTGGGCTCGCTGGCCAAGTACGGAGCGTCGCCGCCCAACTGCCCGAAATCGAACGGCTGAGGAGTTGACCCGTTTGTTTTTGCGATGAGGGACGAAGCGCCCGCCGAGAGCGGGAGATGCACCGCGATCGCACTCCAAACCACGCCCGCCATGCCTGCGTCATGAACAACGCGCAGACGATCGGCGCGCGTCGCTTTGACGAAGAACCACGCATCAGACCCGGGCCCGCCGCCTGAGACGAACGCAGGCGCAGAGCCCGCGCCGTCGACCGTCGCAAATCGCCCCGTCCCGAAAAGATCCGCGATCCCGTTCGTCGTGATGCGGCCAGATGCGAGAAGGTTCGCGCTCGACGCGCGGCCGTAGAAAATACCGTTCGTTGGGATGTCGAGCGGGGCGCAGTAGTCGATCACCTCGGGGGCGTCGATCTGAAGCGCAAACGCCGTCGTTGACGTTGCCCAACCGACCCGCTGCGAAAGCGCGCCGAGTCCGGCGGGGGTTGCGCTGGAGACGGCACCGATCGCCGACGTCGAGAGATACACCGCCGCGCCCGCCGTAAGTCCCGCCGCCGGAACCAGGCCCGCAACACCGACGCGAGCGAAGACGGTCCCGCCCGCGTCGCCCGTGCCGCCCGTAATGCACTGCCCGATGTACCCTTGAACGACCGAACCCGCGCGCCCGTCGGACTTCGTCGCCCGTCCCGAAACGAACGCAACGGCATCGCCCGCCGCGAGCGTAACCCCATTCGCGATCGCGATTAGCTCGGAGCTGAACGAGGTATCGGCGGGGGCGCCGATCTGAACCCACACCGCCGCGCCCTCCGATGCGTCGATACAGAGAAAGAATGCAGCCGTCGCGGGGTTGTCCATCCCCTGCACTTGGACCCACCACGACCCCGGAGCGTAACCCTCCGTCGAGTCGTCCGCAACCGTCGGAGCGGAGAAAGCTCCGCGAAGCCTCTGGTTTGTGTAGCCCGTGGGAGTTCTCCGACAGATCGCGTCGTAAGCCCCCGATTCGAACGCGGCGCGCATCGCGTTGATCGATCCTACCGTCGCGCCGGACGAGAGACCGACTTCGGTAGCGACCTCAATCAGGCGATCCTTGATTTTTTCGACGTTCACCGCCGCGAGTTCGTTTGCGTTCGGCGTACGCGCGTCGTACAACGCCGCGCCGAGATCGGCCGGGTTGCGGGTCGGGAGGGTCGTGATCGTCATGGAACACCCGTAGAAGAGGAAACGGTGACGTCGCCCGAATCGATCGAGGCGATCTGTCGAAGTGAGATCGGAACGTCGACGAAGGCGCCTAGGCCGAGATTGACCGACACGACGCGAAGAACGCCCGCGACCGTGCGCGCCGCCGCAACGACGAGATCCCAGGAGCAATCAACGCCCGGCGTGAATTCGATCGCCGCGATCGCGGCTTTGACCGCGTCGTCGCCTGCATACAAATCAGCGGACTTCACGAGCGTGATTGAGGGGAGTACGTCGACGCGGGCGGGGCGCGTGAAGCGAACCGTTCGCGCGAAGCTTTCGGAGTCGTAGATCGTGCGGGATGTCGTTCCGTGCGTAGCGATCCCAGCCGCCTTCGCTGCAAGAATCACCGCCGCGATCGCGTCGTCATCGGTCGCCGTAGGTGTCTGCGGACCATACACGACGCACTCGATCGAGTGTGAGGGTTGCCCTGATACGACGGCATCCGTGTCGTTTTCGACAACGTACGCGGAGATTACGCCCTCGACGGCGGAGATGTCCGCCGCGATGCCGATCACACTCGAGGAGCCCGGCGCGCTCACTTCGCGCTTTCGGCGAAGGCGCAAGGCCGCTTCGGTTTCGATGGCGGATCCGGTCGTCCCGTCGGGGTGCCCGTCGATGAAATTCCACCCCGCAACCGGCGCCGCGATCTGGAGTGAGTCCGCGAGAACGACGATCGGGCCCGCGATCTCGGCCTCGAACGTGACGAGCGAGAGACCCCCAACCGACACGATCTCTTCGACGTTCGCGAAGCGGTCGGCCGGGCGTCCGGCGGGGAAGGCGACAAGCGCGCCGATCGCGTACGCCCCGGCATCGAGGTCGCACGTCACGAGGACACGAGTCGCGATCGCGGGCTTGCGGTACGTCCCGGAGATCGCGCAGATTCGGAGCAACGCGTCGCCCGTCATGGTCTCCGGATCGAGCGCCGCGAAGAGCGCTGCGAGGGCTTCCTCCGCGACGCGAACCCGACGCGCGGTGATCCGGTTGATTTGGCCTTCGGGACTCGACGTCGAGAGATCGAGTTCAGCCGAGATCGAAGCGCGCTGGTCGGCCTCGATCGCCGCGAGCGTCTCCGCCTGCGTCGAGATCACAAGGCCGCTTGACGTGTACGATGGCACGAAGTAAGGTAGCACGATGCACACTCTCACCACGCTACGAGCACTTGCGAAACGTTGCGGACGGGGACCGAACCCGGATGACGTCGAAACCTACGCCCGCGCCGACCTTCTGAAACTCTTTCAAGAGCGCACCGAGATCGCTCGGTTGTTTGGCGAGACTGAGGAGAAGGTATCTAGAGCTTTGGAGGAGTTTGAAGCTGCGGGCAAACTCGACGAGTTGGGGTACCGGGTGGCAGGCACAATCGAGAACCGACTCGAAAAGGCGAAGAAGGAGAAGGGTGACGCGTCGATCGTACGTACGGAGATCGCGGCGCGCGCCTTCCTCAAAACACCCTCACTGGAGACGCTCCGCGCGTTGTGCGATGCGGGCGATTTCGGAGCGGATGGACACCCCTTCGACCGTTCAAAGATCGCGAAGATTTTGAAGACGATCAACGACGCGGATGTGTCGACCGGGCGTGGCCTGACTTTGACCCGCTACAGACGGACGCGCTTCGCCAAGCATTCAGGTAAGGAGATCCGGGCTGACTACGATCGACGTGAGATCGATCCGTCCACCGTCGGCGAGAAGCATGAGAAGGTGCGCGTCTCAGTCCCGCAGTTCGCGATCCAGGTGAGGGGCGAGCGTTTCGAGTACACGTTCTACCCCTCCACGTCGAAGCGGTCGGGTTTCGATCTTACCTCAGTATGAGCGGTCCGTAGTCCTCGCTGCGAACGACCGTCCCGCGCACCGTCCGCGCCTCGAACACTACCGAAGCGCGGCGCGTCGATCCGTCTAGCTCGATTTCGAGAACCGGGACGTCGATGACGCTCGGCACGTTCAGGATCGCGCCTCGGAGAAGCGTCTTCACGCGGCCGAGATCGGCGCCCTTCACCGCGAGGATCTCCTCCCAGTACGGAACGCCCTCGCGCTGATCCGTGAACGATTCGCCTCGGAAAAAGAGCAAGCGCGTTTTGATCTGCTGCACCGTCGCCGCGTCTTCGTCTACGGTACGAAAGCGTCCGGCCGAGACGAAGAGATCGTGTGTGATAGGATCGAGCGCGAGACCTCGCATTAGTCGCCTTTCGTGATCGACGTCGCGATCGGGTTCGTGCCGATCGTCGTTGCGTAGGTGTAACTCGACGTCGTCCCCGCCGCCGTCGCGATCGTGGTGAGCGCCGCCGAGATCGCGCTTAGGTGCGCCTTGATGTCGTCGGCCTCGGCGAGCGCCTTCGTTCCGCCCGCGCGGATCTCGGAACCGCGCACCTCGAGGCGAACGCCCGTGGGGTTCCCGAGGAGAATCGCGTTATCCGGCGAGGCTTGCGCGCGATTCCCCCGGAACTTCAGTCCCGGGATCGCGAAAGCGCCGTCGATCCCGTGACGAGTCGCGATGCCAGGATCTTCAGGCTCGCCCGTCGCAAGCCAGCGATCGATCGAGACCTCGGGGAAGAACACGGCGACCGTGTCGCCCTCGCCTAGGGGGAAGTGAAGCGTTCCGGCGAACGATCCCGGCCAGACGATCGGGACCGCAACGAGCGTCGGATAGGGCTCGCTCGTGTCGTCGTCCTCGTCGTCGTCGAGACCGCGCACGATTCGCCGCGCGCCGAGGTCGATCGTTGCGGTCTGAGTCGCGTAGTCATACGACCGCACGCGCCCGGGGAGGCACGTGTGGATCTCGTCGGCGTGTGCCTCGAGGACTCGACGAAGGAGATCGGGTTGACGGGTCGACACGCTGGGAGTATAGCGCGGCGCTCACAACGCCCTAAGCGTCATCTCCGCCGTCCAGTCATCCCCCCGCGTGTCTCCGATCCACGTGACGCCGCGAACTTCGAACGAGCCCGAGGCCGCTTCGCTCTCGATCTGGACGCGGCGCCCCGGCTCTAGGCCCGGTCGAATCAGCGCCCGCGCCGTGAGGACTCGGCGCCGCGCGTCCCAGGTGGGCGATTCGATCAAGCCCGTGTCGGGGGTGAGAAGCTCGCCCGTGACGCTCTGCGCCCCGCCGCGCCTGAGAACGAGCAAAGCCCCGTGCTGGACGCTCCAGCGGTACCCCGCGCCGCTGAGAAGCGCCGTGAGGGTGCGCGCCGCGAGTCCGTCGACCGCGTAACCGCTTTCGAAGGTCGCCGCGCCGCCGCGAAGGCGAAGCGAGCTTATGACGTCAGGGAGATTCCCCTCGCCGACCTGAAGCGCCCGCGCCGCGTCGCGAACGACCGTCGAGACCGGCGTTCCGGGCGCGTAGGCGCGCGAGAGGCGCGCCACGTCGAAGAATGCCCCGCCGCCGTCGCGACCGAGGACCGTCAAGATCCGATCAGGCCCTTCGCGCGAGACCGTCGCGGATCGCACGGTACCGGAGAAGATTAGCGGCGCCCCGCCTTCGTAACCGGCAGAAAGTCGGATCTGTGCGCCGCGCGTCGCGGCCGCGATCGTTTCGGGGGCGCCGTTCCAGACTCGGATCTCCGCGACCCCCGCCGCGCCGCGTGTTTTGCGCTCGACCTTGAAAGCGAGATCGAGATCGGAAACGTCGCGATTCCCGAGAGAGAGCGACCACGCGCGAGGAAAGAGTTGCACGGTGAAGGATAGCGCGCTAGATCGCGTCGATATGAAGATCCGATTTCTATACCACGAGCGGGGCGTGACGGTCTCCGCTTTCATCCAGGGAGGGGCGATGGCCGGGCTTACAGGGGCCGCCGCGTTCAATCGCTACGCCGCACTTCAAAACCTTCG